CCCCCCTCACAACAGAAATAGTAGATTTAGTAAAAGCTCCCAGCAATAACCACTATGTTGCTTTAGGAGGAAACCATACTAATATAGAATATTTTTATTATCCCCCAGTAAATATATGGAATAACTCATCAGGAAATCCCTTACCTAGGGAAACAGATATTAAATTAGCAAACGGAGAGTTAAGTTTAGGGGAATATACAGATGAAAATAAGATTGCTGGAGTTAAAAATATGGTACCTTTTGAAGGAGATATGATTCTGGAAGGCAGATTTGGTAATAGTATTAGATTTGGTTCTTCTAACCCAAGAGGTAAAAATAACTGGTCTGAAAATGATAGTGAAGGAGCCCCCATAACTATTATATCTAATGGTCAAACTTCATCAGGTGGTGGGTCTATAGAAAATATAAATGATGATGATAGTTCTATTTATCTATGTTCTAACCATAATATAGATAACTTTAATATTGCTTCTAAAAATTATGATTCATTAAATGCTACTTTTAATGAACCTCAATCCGGGCTAGAACCTTTATCTTCTTTTATTAATTCTAATACTTCTGTAGAAGAATTACTAAACCCCATATCAATCACAGAAGCATCAACTTTTACAGATGCCCCATCACTTATTATAGAAGGTCAATCTGAAGCCCCACATGGGGATGATGAATCAGCACTTATTGGAGATGATATAATACCTGTTATTGAAGGGGGATTTGAAGATTTAACTAAAATTCCAGGTAAATATGAAGATAATTCAAGGACTCTTCGTGAATTATATATAGTTCCTAAAAGATTTTCAAACGGAATTGTACTCATAACAGATACTTTAGCATCTCCCCTGATGACAATGCTTTTATCTGCAGAAAAGGCTGGTACTACCTTAATAGTAAATAGCGGATTTAGACCACCTGTAGATGATATTTATTTAAATAATAAACTGATACAAAAATCTCAAAAAACTCTTAGATTATCCGCTTTAAAAAGTCAATATAAAGGTAAACTTAAAGAACCTTGGTTAAGAAATACTACAGTTATTCAACCCTTTGATGGGTATCAAGTTGGAGATTCATATAGAACTTCCCCCCAAAAGAAACATTTTTCTCCCGTAACTGCCCCTTCATATTCATCAGCTCATGGTAGATCTAGAGCATGTGATTTTTCAACCGCTAGTGCTACTAGTGCTGGATATAAATGGTTAGCTAAAAATGGATGGAAATTTGGTTTTATTAGAACAGTATCTAGTGAACCATGGCATTTTGGTTATAGACCTGATGTAGCAGAAAAGGGCCCAACTGCTATTTTACCCTATAAGTATGAACCGGGTAGAGCATACGCAAATACAACTAATAGATGGAATAATGTTTTTGGATCTACAGAACCTAATTGGGCACAAGAGTTAATTGCGTTCCAAGAACAACAAGCACAACAATTAAATGATTCAATCACCTGATATATACCAAGGAAAACAAGTAATAATTACTTCTGATCGTTTAATATTTAATGCTAGAGAAGATACTGTATTTTCTTCTAATAATACTATAGCATTTAGTACTAATAAAGATTTTCATATTAATACTAATAGCAATTCTTCAGGCAAATTTGCTGTTAATAGCCCTAAAATACATTTAGGTATAGTTAAATCTGATAAATCATTAGCTAATAACCCTGCAGTTAAAGGTCAAGAATTAGAACAACTATTAATAGATATATTAGATCACTTAAACAAACTATATAATGGGGTACTACCTTTATTAAATCAAATTACAGTTTTTCCTGGTTTACCCACAGTGCCTAGCCCTAGTAATATTGGGGTTATAAGCCCTTTAATTAGTGAAATTAATACCTTAAAAGGGAAAATTAAAAATATAAAAAGTAATAACGTATACATAAAATGAGTGTAGAATTATTTAAAGCAGTACTTCCTACGGTTCAAAATATATTTGAAGATGGAAAGCAACAAACTTTTTTTATAAAAGAACAAATTCCTTTTGTAGAAGCTCAAGTTACTGCTAATATTCCTACTCCTGAGAGTATATTACATATATTACCTCCTTTAACTACTCCTAGTCAATTTAGAGAAATCCAAGCCGGATTTATACAACTTAAAGAAGATTGTAAAAAAGTAGAAAGATTAATCGAAAGATTAATAAAACAAATAGATAGTGTTTTAGCAAAATTAGAAAAAATAGATAAAATATTTGGAACTATAGAAGGATTTATAAGTTTATTGGCTGATTTAATCCCACTATTTAGAACTATAATAGGTGTATCCCAAATCACTTTAGCATCTCAAGTATCATTTGCCGCAAGTGGTGTAGTTATTATTCGTGTAGGAGATGCTATTAAATTTTTAAAGGCTAAAATTAAAGAAATAAACGCTTTAAGAAAAATTACTCAACCTATAGTTACACCTATTTTAAGAGAAACTAATAACTTAAGAAACCAAATACTATACCCTGTAAGAGCTAAACTCCAACAAATCCTTACAGAAATTAGGGCTAGATGTTTTTACTTAGATTCAGTTTTAATAGAAAAACTTAAAGAACTAGAATTATCAATGACTCAAAACCCAGGATCTGGTGGTGGCTTAACAGGTCCCCAAGGTACAGGTGTTTCCCAGGATACAGAACAAATAGTTAATTTACTTGCTAGTCAAATGGAACCTGAATTAATTTTAGATAATTTAGAAAATTCTAATAAGCAAAAAGTTATAGAATATTTATACGAGAAAGGGCTAACAGGATACCAAATAGTTAGAAAGTAACATATTTATTAATAAAATAAACCATGAAATTAAATGCATTTGAAAAAATAATTAGAAAAGTTGTACGTGAAGAAATAGACTATGCATTAAGGCGTGAAATTGCAATGTTAAAAGAAGAATTAACAAAACCTACTTCTAATTCTTTAACAACTAAAATGAATGATAAACCATTAAAAGAAGAATTTAGACAGAAAATAACCCAACAAATGCCTTCTTTTAACACGGGGAATGGAACTTTAGATTCATTATTAAATGAAACTGCTATAACCCCTTCATCTGAAGAAATATTTAACGCTAATGACCCTGTAAACCAATTTATAAATAAAGATTACGGTCCCTTAATGGAAGCTATGAATAAAAATAAAAATTTTAGACCTTAATGGCAATACGAAAGAAAATAGGATATAGAATTGATCCCCTTGACTTAGATAAGCGTAAAGCTATTGGAGTTAAGGTACCCTTTACTAAAAAAGGTGTATTCCAATTTAATTATACTACAAAAGATCAAATTAAATCTAATCTTATTAATCTTCTTTTAACTTCTCCGGGGGAAAGATATCATGAACCAACTTACGGGGTTGGATTAAGGGATATATTATTTGAACCTAATTCAACTACAACCCAAAAAATAAGTTCTTTAAAAGCAAGAATAGAACAAAATGTAGCTTTCCATATCCCCCAAGTAGAAATAACTAATCTCAATGTTTCCACCCAAGACAAAGAACTATTAGTACAAATAGCTTATAGAGTTTTATTAGATAATGACACAAACGAGATTTCTATAACACTATAATAAATGGCATACTCAAAAGTAAATAATACATCTGGTACTAATAAAAAAGATATTAAATATCTTAATAAAAATTATAACCAATTTAAACAGGATTTAATTGAATTTAGTAAAAATTATTTCCCGGATTCATATAATGATTTTTCTGAAAGTAATCCGGGAATGATATTTCTTGAATTAGCTTCTTATGTTGGGGATGTATTATCCTTCTACACAGATACTCAAATTCAAGAAACTTTTATTGAATCTGCTCAAGAAAAATCAAATTTATTAGCTTTAGCTTATAATTTAGGTTATAAACCAGTTATAAGTAATCCTTCTTTTACTAATGCTGATTTTTACATAACTATTCCCGCTAAAGCAACTTCTCCTTTTGAACCTGATTATCAATATGCTATTACGGTTTTAAAAAATTCTACATTTATTACTAGTGAAGCTACTCCTACACGGTTCCTCCTTACGGAAGATATTAATTTTCAAAACAGCAGTTCGTTAAATCCTACGGAAGTTTCATTATATACAAGAACAGGAAACCCCCAAGTAGATGATGAAGGTAACCCTGATAGTTATTTATTAAAAAAATCTGCTCGTGTTATAAGTGCTGAAGTAAAAACAGCTACTTTTACATTAGGTCAATCTGAAAAATTTTTAACCTTAGAAATTTCAGATGATAAAATAATAGGAATAGAATCGGTAATAGATTCTGATGGCAATGTATATTCGGAAGTACCTTATCTAGCCCAAGATACAATATTTGAAGAAGTAAATAATGTAACAGAAAATAATCCTAACTTATCCATATATGGGGGAGATACTCCTTATTTATTAAGGTTAAAAAAAGTACCTAAAAGATTTACTACTCGATTTACATCAAATAATATTTTACAACTACAATTTGGAGCGGGAAATACCGCGGGAGCTGATGAAGAAATAATACCCAATCCAGATAATGTAGGTTTAGGAGTAGCAGATAAAAGATCTCTAACAGATTTAGCTTTTGATCCTTCTAACTTTCTTTTTACTAAAGCATATGGGGAGGTCCCCTCTAACACTACTATTACAGTAAACTATTTAGTAGGGGGAGGAATAAATTCGAATATAGAATCAAATGTTCTTACTAAAACTGTAAATGCTCGATTTTTTAGTGGGGATATTCAAGAACCTAATAGTATTATTACTAGTGTAAAAGATTCTTTCCAAGTCAATAACCCCTTACCTGCAACTGGAGGTAGTGCGGGGGATTCAATAGAAGATATCAGACAAAATTCTATTGCTTCTGCTGGAGCTCAATTAAGAACAGTATCACGAGAGGATTATATTATTCGAACTCTTGCTATGCCCGCTAGATTAGGAAGAGTAGCAAAAGCTCATATTGTTAAAGATGACCAAATTTCAGTTGAAAGTAGTGCAAAAATTTCTAACCCTAATGGGTTAAATTTATATACTTTATCTTATGATAAAAATAAAAACCTTACACAATTAAATCCTGCAACACGACAAAACTTAATTAGTTATTTAGAACAATATAGAATGTTAACTGATTCTATTAATATTAAAGATGGTTTTATTATAAATGTAGGTATAGAATTTGATATAGTAACATTTAAAAACTATAATAATGATCAAGTTCTTTTAAATTGTATTAACACTTTAAAAAATTATTTTAATATAGATAATTGGCAAATGAATCAACCCATAGTACTTAGTGAAGTATTTAATGTAATAGGGTCAGTAGCGGGTGTACAAAATGTAGAAGACGTTAAATTAGTAAACAAAGCAGGAACTGCTTTAGGTTATTCACAATATTCCTATGATTTTGATTCTGCATTAATTAATAATATTTTATATCCTTCTGTAGATGTAAGTATATTTGAAGTTAAATACCCCGACCAAGATATAGTAGGAAGAATAGTAAAATATTAATTATGGCATATTATTTTTTATACCCCGAAAAAGACACTACAATATATTCTCACCCTAATAGGAGAGACCTAAACACAGGTATTGTAGAAACGTTATCTTTAGACTCAGAAAAAGGAATTAATGATAGTTTATATTACCCTTCTAGAATTCTTTTACAATTTAAAGACTCAGAACTAAAAGAGGTACTAAGGGATAAAGTATCAGGAAATTTTTCAGCTAGTTTAAACTTATATGCTACTGAATTCAGCAAAAACTTACCCATAACCCAAACAGTAGAATTATACCCCTTATCAGAATCATGGAATAATGGTAGTCAAAGATATAATAACCATCCTAATTTTAATGGTGTTGTTAGTAATGGGTGTTCATGGTTATATAAAGATAATGGAACAGATAAAACCCCCTGGGGTACTTTAACTACAGGGGTAACTGGTAGTTTTTCGGGGAGCCTTATCCCTTCTGGAGGTTTATGGTATACAGGTAGTGGTTTTGAAACCACTCAATCTATAGGTATAACTAATAATTTTGATTTAAATTTTAATGTTACTGACCAAATTAAAAAGTTTTCTTCAAGTTTATTTTTATCACAAACTTATCCTGATGGCATTCCTAATAATGGGTTTATTCTCTTAAAAGAGAATGATGTTTATAATAATACTTCTGATCAGGGTAGCTTAAAATATTTTTCCGTAGATACTCATACTATTTTCTCCCCAGCTTTAACTATTAAATGGGATGATTCCAGTTATGTAACAAGTAGTGGAACAACAGCACTAAATAGTGGTAAAATACAAATAAGCATTAATAATAATAGAGGAGAATACAAACAAACGGAAGAAAAAACCTTTAGAATTAGTTCCAGAAAACAATACCCTACTAGAACATTTACAACTTCTTCAAATTACTTAAATGTAAATTATTTAACAGCTAATTCATATTATAGCATAGAAGATTATACTTCTAAAGAGGTAATTATACCTTTTGACACAAGCTACACTAAATTAAGTGCGGATTCTGAGGGAATGTTTTTTAAATTAAACATGCAAGGCTTACAACCTGAAAGATATTATAGAATTTTAATACGTCACGATAATAATGATGGAATTCAAATCTATGATGATAATTATTATTTTAAAGTAACTAGATAATGGCTCAAAATATTTCCATAAGAAAAAATATTTATGATAGCTCTAAGTTTAAAGAAGTAATCGACACTAATTTTTCTGAATTATTTAATTCTCAAGACAATTTTAATGTAGATGATTTTTTTAATCAATATAGTAGATTATTCACTGATATACCATTAACAGGACAATCTAGCCATGCTGAATTAATTAGAAGAAGCACCGAATATTTGGGTCCAGTAGGACCAGATGCTAAAGATCAAGAAATAAGTAGTTTACAAGATCAAATAAGAGACTTATTAGAACAACTTCAAGAAGCTAATCAACCAGATGTTTCTACT